GCTCTCCAGATCCGTGGGCACCATCAGATAGGAAGGCGTGAGGTTGATGGTGTTGCCGGCCAGGTCGGTCTGCTTGCGCATGGCCTTCTTCGCGGTGTTGAACCCGCTGGTGGTGATCGCCAGGCCGGTGGAGCCGCCCATGTTGTTGTGGGCTGCATTGAACAGCGCCACGTTATCCACGCTGGTCACGGCGTTGCCGGTGATCAGGCCCCAGATGATGTTGCTCTCAAGGCGGCGGAATCCGCGGCCGAGCATCTCAGGAACACGCTCCAGAGCGCTCAGATCATCGTTGATGATGGCTTGGCGGGTAACGGTCACCTTGCGGGCGTAGGTGGCCAGCTTCCAAGTGTGCTGAGCCTCAACCAGAGTGCCGGCCTTGTACTCGCCGCCTTCGAGCAATGCCTCAGGGGTGAGTGCGCCAGCCACGATCAGATCGTTGGCGTTTTTGAAGTCGGGCAGGTTGCGCTGACGGGCGATCGGCCGCCAGGTGTGGGGCTCCTCCTGATAGGCAGCGTCGAGAGTCTTGCCGGCCAGGTTGGAGAACAGCAGCGGGAAGTCGCTGGTGCTGTGGAAGCCACGGCTGACCAGTTCGGTCTTGCTCATGCCCCGGGTGTTGGTGCCGCGGGATTCCAGGTACTGGCGGGTCAGCTCCAGCAGGGTGTAGGAGCGGAACTCGCGGCCCAGGTCGGCGTCGTCACCCTTGAGGGTGCCGGGACGGATGCGGGCCTCCAGGCCCAGGCTGATGCCGCGCATCAGGGTGTCGCCGCTGTCACGGGTGACGGCGATCTGGGCGGGATGACCCAGAGGGGCGGGGCCGTCAGCGGCGCGGGTGTCGCCGCCCTCAAGGCGCAGGCGCATCAGGCGCACGGCCTCACGGCTGCACTCGGTCACGGTCTTGCCGGAGCGAATCAGTTCGTCAGTCTGCTCGGCGGTCAGGCCGGCGTCCTGGCCGAGGCGGAGCAGATCGCGCTCGCGGCGGAGTTCGGAAGCGGTGCGCTGCAGCTCGGTGTCTGCGGCGGCCACGGGGGCGGGGGAAGGGGAAGGATCGGCGCTGCGCTGAGCGTCGATAGGCGCCGGGTCACCCCCGGCCTTGGTGAGGTCTTCGGTCATCGGGGGATCAGCGGGATTGATCGTGTGCTGTTGGTCGCCGCGCATCACGGCATGCGTGTCCTGCCCGATCGGCACCAGAGAAACCAGATTCGGTTCCCAGTCGGTGGCGATCAGCAGGTTCCTGGCGCGGTCTTCGCGGTGCCGGTAGATCCGGGCATCCACAGAGAACCGGGCCGATCCGGTCCGCAGCCGCGGCAGAGCGATGTCCATCGCAGCGGCGGGGCCGTCCACTACCACATCACCGATCAGCTCGGTAATGCCTTCGTCGTTCCGCTGCAGAGACAGGTTGGTGACCGCGCCCCAGATCGTGTCTGAGCTGCGCTTGTGGTCGTAGTCCGTCGGCAGCGGCCGCTTGGGCCACCGGATCGCTTCGTTGGTGTGGAGCAGCTGGAACCCATCACCAACGTCGGCGTCCGTCGAAATGACGATCGTCGCGGTCCGAGTTTCCTCGTTCCACGAGTTCGGCGCCAGTAGCGCCATCCGTTGGATCTGTTGATGGTCCATGCCTCAGGCTAGGGACCGCCGATCAATCCTCTGGCTGAGCTTCCGGTTCTGCAGTATCAACAGCCGCAGCAGATCGCCCGGCTGCAGCCGTCATGCCATCCACGCTCAGCGCCAGGCCCTTGGCGCGGGCGTTGGCCATGTCGGCCTCCAGTTCGGCCATCACCTCGGCCGGGATGAATCCGAGGGAGCGTTGCACCTCCGACAGCGACATAAACCCAGCCTTGACGCCTTCGATCAGCGCGGTGATCTCTTTGGCCGGGTCCACCAGTTCGCGGCGGGGCGGGGTCCAGATCATGCGGCGGGGGCCACGCACCTGGGCCAGCCGGGCGGCCTCGTTGAACCAGCGATGCACCGGGTCGAGCACCTGCGGGATTGTGATGTTCCAGCGCCAGGCTGCGACGTTGCGGTGAAACTCCAGCCACCCCATGCGGGCGCTGCTGAAATTCACGTCCGACAGGATGCCGGTCAGAGCCTCGAATGTGATCCCGTAGCCCGCTGCCACTGCGTGGAGGTGGTGTTTCTGGTGGCTCACGTAATCCGGCGACTGGGGCGGATTGGCGAAGGTGATCTGCTTGCCATCGGGCAGGATCTCGATCGCGCCCGGCTCCAGTGTTTCAGTGAGCGCTGTGGTGCTGGCCAGGTCGCTGGGCTCGTTGCTGTACACGAACGCCGTGAAACAGGCCGCGATCTTCGTTTTCAGCAGCATCGCCTGGGTGATGTCGTCAATATCCCGCAGGTGCAGCAGCACCGCTGAGCCGAATGGCACGCCGATCGCCTGGCCGGCCCGGTTCACCTCGTAGGTGTGGATGATCTCGCTGGCTGGCACGAAGTCGCTCTGGATCTTCACCCCGTTCCATTCGGTCTCGCCCGGGTGGGTCTGCCGGATCCAGTAGCCCTCCAGTCGGCCGTCGCGGTCGTACTGCTGGCCGAACTTGATCCGGCTGCCGTCGTCCCGGCTGAAATCCAGCATGTCGGGCTCCATCACCTGCAGCCGCAGGCCCACTAGTCCCTGATCGGCCAGCCGCTCATCCATCCGCCGCCGGATCAGGCAGCTGCCGCGCACGGCGGTGGTGCGGGCGATCAGCGACTGCAGGCCGTACCAGTTCAGCTTCCCGGCGTAGTCGCACTCGATCGTGTCCGCCCAGTCGTTCCAGGCCTGCTCATACCGCCGGCTGCCACCCTGCGGGCTGCCGATGATGCCATCCCCCACCCAGTTGTTGGTGATCACCCGCACCGCCCGGTTGGACCAGGGGTTGGAGTCCACCAGGTCTTGGTGCCGCCGCGTCAGCAGCCGCCAGGCGGTGCGGATGTCGGCGTTGGGTCCGCCGTTGCGGGTGTACCAGTTCTCTGTGCGCCTGGATTCCTTTGCCGACTCAAACGCCCGCAGATGGGTGATGGCCAGCTCTTTCTGCGCGGACTTGAGCGCCAGCTCCAGCTGATCGCGGGTCGGCTTGCGCGCCATGCTCAGTCCCTCTTGAAGCTGGCGTAGTGCCGGCGGCGGCCAGCGCCGGCGATGCCAAGATCCTCCTCCATGGTGGCCTTGAGTTTCATCATGTCGGTGAGATTCCGGTACGAAACCTGCCGGCCGTTGCTGCTGACGGTGGTAACGCCCTCGGCAATCGCAGCCACCAGGTCGTCGTACTGCTGCTGCGTAAATGCCATTGGACACCTCCCCGGTTCAGGCTACCGAGCGAGCCAAGTTCCCTTGCGGCGCTCGACGGCGGCAGGGGCGGCAGGGGCGGTGAGCTGCTGCGCGAGGCGATCCCACATCGTCCCCCGGGCGTACCTCCTAGACACCAGCTGCAGCGCGGCATAGGCCATCCGCGTGCAGTCGCCGCCCTCGTCGCGGCTGCCGGGTGGGCACTTCCATTCGTAGACCGTCTGGCCAGCTTGGCGCTTGGGCAGCTTCTTCCACGGGAACACCTCCGCCAGGAACTGATCAGTCGAGGCCTCGCCGAAGTGCAGATAGCCAGGCCCAGGTGTTTCCTGTCTCAGCCGGCCCTGCAGGTGCTGAATGCTGGTGTCATAGCCCACCGGATACAGCAGAACATCACGCCGGGTGGAGGCCTGATTCTTCCGGTCAACAAACACAGCCTTGCCCTTGTCAATCAGCGGCCGACCCTTGCCTGAAATGCCCTTCATGGGCGCCCACTTGCCCGCTCGGGTGCGGCACCAGTCGCGCACTTCCTTGGTCGCCAGGCCGCCATCGTCAATCCCGCCAAGGGCGATCTGCAGCTCTACGCCATCCTCCCGGCGCCAGCGGGTCTCGCTGATCGCATCGAGCTGATCAAGGGTCTCGGTCTGCTGCGGGTCGCCGTCGATCTCGTAATGGGCAATGTGCCAGCCCTCTTCGCCGCGGCCCCATCCCCAGACGGTCAGCACCAGCCGTTCGCCCACGGCGCCGCCGCCGCCCTGCACGTCCACGCCGGCGGTGAGCAGCAGCACGCCACCGGGCACGGTGCCGGCCGGGTAGCCGTTGCCGGCCTCCGCATCCTCGCGGCGCTTGGTCAGCCCCTCCACGTTCAGCTTGCCGGCGAGGGTGTCTTCCCAGGGCAGGCCCAGCACGGTGTTGTGGAAGGTCTGCATCAGGTCGGGGTCGCCCTTGCGCATCATCTCCAGCGCCTCCTGGTACTCCCGCACCAGCACGTCCCAGTCGGCTGCCGGTGAGTAGCTGTAGGCCGCCCAGATGTGGAAGCTCACCAGTCCCGGCACTTGGGAGACGGCCGTAGCCCGCCACTCACCCCGCTCCACCATCCAACGCTTTTTGCTGTGGGGGATCAGCTCGTGACAGTTCTGGCATTCGTACTTGCCGGCATCTTCGCCCTCCTTTCGCATCTGCTCCCACCGCAGCGTCTGGTGATCGCCGCAGAACGGGCAGGGCACATAGAACCGCCGCTGATCACCCTTCAGGAACCACTGCTCGGTCTTGCCGCCCACCTCCGCCTTGAAGATCGGCGTGCCGCCAATGGCAATCTTCCGGTCCCAGTAGTAGTCCGCCCGGTTCCGGCCCAGCTTGATCTGATCGCCCTCGCTGATCCGCTCGTAGGCGTCGGGCTCATCGAACAGCACCACCTTGCGCGACTTCCTGCGGAACGATCGGCCGCTGGCCGCGTTCACAATGTCGATCAGGCCGCCATTCGTGAGGATCTTCAGCAGGATGGTGTTGGTCGCCGTGTTCCTGGCCTTCGACTCCGACATCAGGCCCTGGAGCACAGGCGTGTCGTCAAACAGTGGCTTGATCTCTTCCTTGCTGTAACCCTCAGCGTCTTCCTTGACCGGCTGAACCACCATGATTTCGCATGGATCGTGGTGGCTGTAGTACTGAATGACCACGCCGTACATTTTCGTCCAGCCCACTCGGGCGGACTTCATGCAAGCCACCATCTCCACCTTGGGATCGGTGAAGCAGTCCAGGATTTCCCGCTGGTACGGCAGGGTGCGCCAGTTCTGTTTCTGCGCCGTGCTGCCGGTGAGCACCGCGTTCTGATCGGCGTACTCGCTGAGCTGCAGCTTGGGCGATGGCTTGAACCACCGCAGGATTTGGGCCTCCAGTTCGGCCACTGTGGCGCTGCTCATCGCTCGCCCTCCGCCGCCAGCTCGAAGAGGGCCTCGCGGAGCATGTCCTTGAGGATCTCCACCTCTTCCGGGTCTAGGTGGGGGATGCGCTGCTTGGCTGCGCTGGCGGTCGCCAGGATGCGGGACTTCACCCGTCCGATGGTGTTGGCCCAGGCCCGCTCCACATCCTCGCGCTCCAGCAGCTGGCCTTCCTTCTGCTTGCGCTCCAGCTCCAGCAGGTTGGCCTGCTCGAATGCCTTGCGCTGCTGGCTGATGGTGTAGGACGGCAGCTCATCATCAGCCAGGGGCTCATCAGGCGGGCGCTGCGGTGGCGCGCTGGCGCGGGCGGTGTCATCGCGCACGCCGGGCTTGTCGCGCACCG